AGGGCTGCATCAGGACTGGCCCCTGATCGTCGTTTCATGGCCTCCTTGGATTCAACCCGGATCAGACCATTGGAGGAGTGGGAATATTTCGGAAGAACCAACTCTGAGGCCAGTTTCTCATCCTCCTCAGGGATCTTCACCTCCTTGGTCTCCAGCCATTCTCTGGCCCTCCACCAGAGTTCTGATCTGAGGTTAAAGCAGGTGGATCCCATGGATGCCGATTCGGAAACATTGATCCCTACGACTGGGGCACCTAACTCGCTGAGTCTATCAACCACGGCACTTCCGAGGCCTATGGAATCGACGTAGATGGAATCAATTTCCTTCTCAGTCCCCCTGGAGTCCTCCCAGACTTCCATGATCCTTCCTGTGGTCTCCATCAAATCCAACTTCCTCCAGGTCTTGATCGGTTCCAGGATGTGATTCCCCTGCCTTAGGCAAATGGCCGTCGAGTCATCACCAAACCGGGCCACGTCCACCCCCATCACCACAGGCTCAGACTCGTGGAGAGAGACCTCCCTGACCTGGGCCGATTCGACCAGGGCAAGATCAATCAGGGAGTCTGAATCCGAGGTCGGAAACTCTCCGAGGACCCTCACCCGATAGACTGAGGAGGTTTCTCCATAGGTCTTTGCCATATCATCCGCATACCGGGTGTTCACCCTTGCAGGAGAAACATCAAAACAGGAAACTTTCAGATTCCAAAAATCATCCCTCAGTTTGTGGAATGCCTGGTAGAAATACCCCTGAGGCTGAGTGGGATTCCCGATCAGAAGCAAAGTGGAGTGAGGGGAGGTCATCGAGGACCCAACCGACTGGAAAAGAACCTCAGGACAGGCACTTGCCTCATCCACAATCAGAAGAACATGATCGGAGTGAATCCCTGCCATGGCCTGGTGCCCGGTCTCATCGGCACGGGCCGTCCTGCATGAGATGAAGGCCTCCTGGGGGGCCCCAATCAACTCAATCCGTTCCTTGTAAATTTCCAGGAGATCCGACAAGGATTTCGGCAGTTTCCTGATGGTGGCCTTCAACTCTGCCATCAAGGCATCATCCATCTGCTTCTGGGAGGGTGATGTAATCACAATTTTGCATGGAAAGTGATGAAACAGGAACCAGAGGGCAGTCCACGAGGCACAACTGGTTTTGCCCACCCCGTGCCCACTACGAACTGCCATGAGCCTAGTCCTCTGAGCAACTTGATCCATCACAGAGGCCTGCCACTCATCCACCTCGATTCCTACCATGTCCCTCACCCATCCAGCAGGATCCCCAGAATACTTCTGGAGCATCTGGGCAAAGATGTTCTCACTCATCCCTCAAACCCCCAGATGAACCTCTCCGACTTGTGAATATTGTGCCACGTCTCAGGCTGCACGTCGATCTCTCCTCCGCCTTTTAGAAACCTCTCCAAGGCCTCATCGATCTCCTCATGAGTGACCTCTTTGACCTTGCCACCTCTCCGGCAGATCAGACTCTTGATGGAGTTCCTTGAACTCTGTTGAGGCTTTCTTCCGCCTGATCCACGTCCCTCGAATATAAACTTTTTTTTGGTTCTCATAAGTCCTCCAATGCCCTTTCCGCCACACTGTTTTTCCATTCTTCCGGTCAGGACCTCCCAACCAGTCCACCAATGCCACAAATCTCTTCATCACCATGTCACCTCCTTGAATTTCACATACTTGTTGCCCCTCAACCTCAGGGCAGGTTTTCTCTTCTTTTTCCTCAGGATCCTTCCTGCATTCCTTGCATGATAATCCTCATAAAATCCCTTGATCCTCTGCCCCCACTGATCTCCATACTGGATGGACCGCAAACACTCCACTGACACTCCCAAATACTCTGCATCCAACTCCTCAAGTGACTGCATCAAAAATCCCAATCCTCCATCATGCACACCGGGATTGGCTCCATCTTGTGCCTGTTCGTCTTGCTCAACGCCTCATATCGAGCCATCTTCTCCTCTCCCACATATTCCCCCCTCATGCACTTCTCCAGGTCCTCATAAGACATCTGAAGCTGATCCTCATCGGTCCTGCCATCCTCCCACAACCCGTCTGTCGGAGGCTGAAGCACAATCTCCTCATCAATCCCTAAGCTGAGTGCCAGATCCTGGACCTCACTCTTGAACAAATCCCCAATCGGACTCAAATCCACTCCTCCATCCCCCCACTTCGTAAAAAAACCAACCCCAAAGTCCTCGACCTTGTTCCCTGTCCCCACAACCAACCCATCCATGCAGGCTGCGATGTGATACAAACACACCATCCTCAGCCTGCTCTTGGTGTTGGCAGAGGCATGAAGATTCGTCTGGGTCCCCCCCATGAATTTCATTGAACTCCTCATCTCCTCAAAAGGCTTGTTCAGATTCACAACCACGTCACACAAACGCTCCGGGAACCTGTCCCTCAACCAATCCATGTGTGCCGTTGCCTTCTTGTAATCACTGGCCCTGGAATCCAAGGGCATTGTCACGGCAAACACTGTGAGACCCGTCATACAACAAAGCGTACTCGTCAAAGCACTGTCCACACCTCCAGAAACCCCCACCACCAAGGTCTCCTTCCCGGCATTCTCTGCATACCCCTCGATCCATTCCACAATCCGACTAATTCTCTTGTCCATCAGTTCCTCTTGTAATTCTTCCATTCAACCTTGTTAAAAATCGCCCGGTGATTCACCCACCTGGCAAACCTCCTCTGATAAGGATCCTTCCTATCAAAAGGCATCACATACGGGTCTGCACCCAGACCCTTGATCGACAAAACCCGGTGGAGATCCTCCTCCTCCGTGCTATCAAACCCAATCAACACATAAAACTGCATCTGCCAAGGCCGAATCCCTGCCTTCACACATCGATCAATCCCCCTCCTGATCACCTTCTCATCCTTCAACTGGTCCCATGCGAAATGAACCCGTGCCTTATTGTTTGAACTGTCCCTGAACTTCACTGAGGCCAAAGCATGAGCCTGCTTCTCACTGATAATCCTGATGTTCAACCCCTGGCTGAAATTCACCCTCAAATCCATGTCCCTAATCTCATCAATACAGTCCTGCCAGTTAGGATTCCCGAAAAAATCATTGTCCAATAACATTAAAAAATTGCTTCCTGAGGGGTTCGTCATCAATCCCCTGATACTACTCACCGACTGAGGTCCTCCCTCCTTCCTCGGTACCACACAAAACCCACACGTGAACCTGCACCCCCTCATTGCAAAACCAATATTATGCTCATACCCATACAACCCATAATCCGGGGCCACCTCATCCACTCCCTCAGGCAATTTCACCTTCATATCATGCCCTGTTCCTCCTAAAATCATCCCCTCCTGAATATATCCCCGATCACTGAAATCAAAGATCATTGAGGCATAAACCCTTGCATAAGACTCATGCAACAAAGGAACATACAACTCCACCTCATCCCCCTGCTCCTTATGCCACGAACTCAACCTCATTAAGGCTAAATTCGGGATCTTGGAGTCCACATCATAAAGACCTACCCTCATCCCTGATCTGCTTTCCTCTTTTAAAATTTCATAACAAATCGAGCAATCACCCCAACAAAAGGCAACAACCCCAACCCCATCAACACATTCACCCCTGTATGTACCAATGCAATCTGTCGAGTGGTCCCCTGAGGCATCCCATCCGATACCATCAACCCTGCTATCCAGATGGTGCCTGTTGTCCCTATATTTGCACCCAATACTGCTCCTATTGCTCCAGGCAACGGCAATGCTCCTGATGCCACTAAACCAATGATTGCTGTCGTTGATAACGAGGAGGACTGCCAAAGCAGTGTCATCACTATTCCTCCCAAAAACATCCAATAAGGACTTCCCAAAAACCATTGCAGATCCTCAATATTCCCCAATGACTTCATTCCTCCACTGAACATCTTCAACCCAATATAAAAAACTACTAACCCCACAAAAGCTTGAAAATACGGACTCATCTGTCTGCCTTCCTCATTAAATAAATTGCTAAAATAAGAGCCACAAAACTTGCTCCGAAGTGAAGTAATAAAATTTAGGTCATTTTTTATTTTTTCTGGGGGGTTTTAGGGGGTGATCCCAGTGGCTCTATCCCTGCCCCGTCTGCCGACCTGCCGGGGGGGGTCTGGGTCCTCGAAAATCCAGGCCTGCAACCTGGGTAAGGTTGCGCTCCCCTTTGCAAAGTCACTGTTTCCAATGGGTTCCAGTCCATCATCAAGCTCATGTTCCTCATTTGTTCCTGATTTCTTGATCTTTTGGCCTTAAATTGAACGCATGCGCCCGGAGTTGCGGAAGAAAAGACTCTCTCCGCCCTCATTCCCCCAATACTTTCTCTCAGCCCGTTCCCATACCCATTCAGGAACGTGGTATTCATTCAGGTATTTGAGGCCGTGGAGATACTTATCAAACGGATCTCTGTGGTTGGTTTCCTCGATCTCCTGAGAAGTTGGTGGCCTGCTAGTTCTCTTTAATTCCTTCAAGCTCTTTCAATTCCTTTTTCTTCTCTTTTATCTGATCCCTAATTGTCTCCAGATCCTTAACATCGTGAAGTTTGGCCTCCATTCTGTTTGCAAGAATTTGTGCTTCCTCAATCAACGATGGCATAACGGAGAAATTTAGGGTTTCCGTGCATTTCCTCATCTCTTCAAAGACAGTGCATATGTATCTATTTAAACCAATATGTTCTCTGCTCATCTTTTCTCCTCATGCTCGATGGTCTCCCCTTGATCAGGAATCTGTTTCATCCTCTGTGCTAAGTCTGCATGGGCTTCCAGGTGGAGTGTGTGAATCGATTGGATCTTGACATCATGCTGGGTCCGTTCTCCGTAGACCTGAGGATTTTGTCGGGATGCTAACCATTTCCGGGCATCGAGAGAGACCTTGGCTGCTTGAGGTTCGATGATGCCTGACTCCACTCGGTCTGCGATTTGGTTGATCTGGGTCTCTTGCCATGCTGCTTGTGCATGTCGGGCCTGTTCGTATTTCTGGTTTCTTATGGGATCCTTGGTGATATTTTCATGCAGGGTCCGGTAAGGGATCTGGGCACCTGCTGCGAGTGCCGGTAGATTCACACCTTCGGCAATCTGTTCGAAGATATGATCCCAGAACTTTTCGTCTTTCATGAGTTTGGTGGCCCGTTCTCTACGGGCACGTTTAATGGGTGATGCTGCCACAGTCGATCTCGGTGAGGTGTTTGATGGATTCAATGGCTTTGATGGCTTCGTCTAAGGACCTGATGAGGAAGTAGAACCCTCCTGCTTTTTTGATGCACTGCTCGAAGGTTTTCTGCTCGGTGGACTGTCGGCCTTTTTTGGGTTGTTTAATTTCGAGTCCGACGAATCTGCCCTTGATGATGACAATGATGTCCGGGAGTCCAGGGCATGGGTTTGGAGTGAAGAAGGTTTTTCCTTTGAGTGGGTTTCCTCTGACGATGGGGCCTGTGTACATCCTCCAGGAGAACATCTGGTCCTTGGGTTGGATGGACAACCAGTCGAGGATTTGATTTTGGATCTGGGATTCCTTCATCAGGTCTTTTGATGGATTGGTGCATTGGCGTAGTAACCTGCATAGGGCAGGAGTCTAATGCTAAGATCCCATGTGTATTTCAGGGGAAGGATCATGATGATCCAGTAGCAAATAAATCCGATGGTCATGTTGATTTTGTGTTTCATGCTGCCTGTCTCCAATTGTTTTCCTTGTCGAAGGAGATCATCATCCCTGCCTGGTCAAAGAGCCTGTCGGTGATGGATCTTCCGTAGAGTCTTTCGATCTGGTCACGAAATAGGTTTGTGGTGATCAATGTCGGCAGATGGTTGGTGTGCCGTCCTGAAACAATCTCGAAGAGGTTCTCTGCTTCGTAGTCAGAGGCCTTCTGTTTCCGGTCCATGCCTAGCTCATCAATAATCAGCAAGGGTGCTTTGGTGACTCGGTTGAGGAGATCATACTGGCCTTCTTTTTCAGAGGACCTGACGGAGGTTCTCATCCGGGCAAGGAACTTATGCCATCTGATCAGTCTGGGGTCCTTCCGTTGCAGTTTGGCTTCTCTGCCGATGGCACAGGCCAGCGCAGTCTTCCCGGTTCCTGGAGGTCCGTAGATGGTGAGATTTTTGCGCCTTTCGGTGAACTGGTGGAGGGCATGGTTCATGGGGATTCGGCCTCCCTGCCACTTGAAGGGCTTGAGGGAATCGAGGGTGATGTCTTTGAATCCGTATAGATCGGCATTAGCCAGTTGGTTCTTCCACTGGTCGAGAAGTGCATCCTCAGAGGGTTGGATGTGGACGTATTGGTTGCCGTCTTTAAGTTGCCAGGTCAGTTCGTTTCCTTCCTGGTCGGTTTCCTTGTATTCGGCCTCGATGAATCCGGTGATGGGTTCACCTTGGTTCCACCATTTGCTGAAGGCTTCTTTGCCTTTCTCGGAGCAATTGGGGAGGATCCGTTCAGTGAGGATCTTCATCATCTTGGCATCATATTCCCGGTCCTTTGCAGGTATTCGTTCAGTTGGCATAGGGTGATCCTTCCATCTTCAGTGAGTCTTCGTAGTCTTTGAGCAGGTCGGTTTCGGGTCCGTAGTGTTCGGAGGCAGGTTTCCATCCGTGTTCTTCTGCGGAAAACTGGCCTTCCTTCACCACATCATGCGGAGGCTGCTGAAGTTCTTTGATGTACTCGTGCTTTTTAAGGAACCTCTCGGCATGTTTGTTGTTGGTGCCGTCTCTTCTGAGGATCATGAAATAGTGCCGGGTGGCCAGGTTTACCTCATCGAGGGTAAACTTTTTCCTCAGTTTGATGTATTGGGCTTTTGCGTTTGCTTTGGAACCTGGATCTATTTTTGAAATGCTTCGATATTTCTCCCACCATCCTTCGGTGTCATGGGTCTTTCTGTTGTTGGAATCCCGGTTGGTAAACTCCCGGATCAGATCCTGATTTTTGGGAGGGTCGGGTGTATGTAGTTCATTTGATAGTTCATTGGATAGTTCTGTATACTTAGTTCCGGGTATCGTTTTGATACCCCCTGAGGTATCATTCTGATACCCCTTAGGTATTGATTTGATACCCCCCGGGTATTGTTTTGATACCTCCCCCGGTATCAGGTTGATACCCTCCTTGATCTTGTATCTGTTCGTGGTGCCATCTGATTTGAGTTTGGTGATGTACTTGAAGGTGATCAGGTTCTTGATGGCCTGGGAAACATTCGGGGGATGGATCCCTGTGAGTTCCGAGATCCGTTTCCGGGAGGGCCAGCATTCCTTGGTCTTTTTGTCTGCATGGGCAAAGAGAACGATGAGGACCTTGAGTTCTCGCTTGCCCAGTCTTTCGTCTTTAAGAAAATCGGTTTTCATCATGACCCTCATCGAAGATCCTCCAGGGTCCATCCTTCGGATTGCTTGAGGGTCTTCTTGGCATAGTAGGGAGAGAACCGGGCAGACTTCTCGTTGAGCATGTCCAGTTTCAACTGGGTCATGAGCCAGAGGGCCTCTTTTTCGATGGCATTCCGGTCCATGTTTGAGGGCCACCTGCGGAGTTTCATGCTTGCCAGGTAGTTCTGAATCCACTTGAGTTCAGGAACCCAGAGTGGGGTGGACCTTCGGATGAGGACCTGATGGAGGAAATCGATCTCGTCGGCAGTGGACCAGGACCGATTGGTGTCCTGGTTAGAATGCTTCACATTGTTGTGAGATCGAACGCTATCGAAATATTTATCCAAATCCATAGGAATCATGCCTCCTGGCAAAAAGTTTTAATTACGTCCGTTTAAGCCACCTTTTCTGCCACTTCAGGATCTTCTGTTCGCTTATTGAGATCAGATGCGCTCGGACTGGCCTCAGGATCTCCAGACTGGTACTCCCATTCCTGGATATCCTGGTTGAACCTCATGCCTACTGTGGAGTCATCCGCATAGTCTGCGGCAGCAGCAAGCCTGGTGTGTTCAATGCGGTCCCCCTCCATGGGCAACCTCTTCACCAGTCTCCTGATGCAGGTCTTCTTGGCCATCTCCTCCCTATGGTTCTTCCAGACCTCGGAGGATTTCTTGCCGATCTTCTCGATGAACTTGGTCACATCTGGCTCACTCATCACCTCGAAGTCAGTGGATCCTCCTGGCAGTTCCGCCACGGCATAGTAGGCCACCACGTCCCCCCGGTCCTTGGTGATGTCGATGTTGTGGATGAGCCTCCAAGAGGAACCCTGCTGGACTGAGAACTCATCATGCTCCCTCACCTCGGCTGCCCTGATGGATCTCACCAGACCAGACTGGAGGCAGAGCTTGATGAGGCCCCTGAATCCTGGGATGAGTTGGCAGGTTTTTCCGTAGGGAATCATGTATGCTAAACCCTGGACTGAGTTAGGAACTAAACCCATCTGACATGCCTCAGTCACGGCTCTTAGTATTGAGTCTTTGGTGCAGTCCAGAATTTTCGGGTTTTTACTCACTTCAGTCATCACCACCCTTTGAACATGTGATGGCTTGATGTGTTCAGGAAGAGCCATGGCAAACTGCTCTTCCATATTCTTTAAGTCGGTCCTTAGTTGCAGTTGATTCATCATAATTTTTTGGTTGAGAC